GAAGACACGACACCTGAGAATCCGATCAGAAGATTCATAATTGGACCTCAGATCTTCAACATAATCAGAGGGGCACTGATGGATCCAGAGATGGAAGAAATGCCAACTGACTACGTGAAGGGTGTGGACTTCAGGATCACCAAGACAACGAAAGGTGGTTACGCTGACTACTCAACATCAAAATGGTCAAGAAGGGAAAGACCGTTGGACGAGGCAGAGAGAGCCGCGATCGACACACACGGGTTACACAACCTGGGTGACTTCAGACCAAAAGAGCCAACCGAGGCAGAGGTCAAGATAATCAAGGAATTATTTGAGAAATCTGTTGAAGGTGAGGCTTATGATCTCGAACAGTACGGACAGTACTTCAGACCAGCGGGCGTGGCTTACCAAGGTAAACCACAGACACCTGTCGCGGAAGCACCAGCGACCACGACGGCACCTGCATCTGAACCTGCTCCAGCGGTGAGTCAACCAGCACCAGCACCACAACCAGAGGCGGCCCCGGCAACGGCGGCACCCGCGGGTGACAGTGCCAAGAGGGCGGAAGACATACTAAAACTGATCAGATCAAGACAAGCAAAATAATCTGACATTTTACCAAGGCCCGGGCATTGACTGTGTGGGCCTTGTGTAATATAATAAGGCTATGAATACAATTAAGAAAGCAATCGAATGGATCTTGTACAAACAAATACCAGCATGGGTATTAGTAGTATTGGTGATCATTTGGATCTTACTATAGGACGATAACAATGACAAAAGTGTTTGACGCAACAAAATTTAGAAAGAGTATAACAAAATCTATCCAGGGTCTTGGAATAGGATTCAGTGATCCAACAGACTGGATATCAACCGGCAACTACGCACTTAACTATTTAATGACCAGTGATTTCAACAAAGGAATCCCTTTGGGTAAAGTGACTGTGCTCGCGGGAGAATCGGGAGCAGGTAAATCATACATCGCATCAGGAAACATAATCAAGAACGCACAGGCACAGGGCATATTCGTGATCTTGATTGACACAGAGAATGCACTTGACGAGACGTGGCTACAGGCACTGGGCGTTGACACATCAGAAGAAAAACTGCTTAAATTAAGCATGTCAATGGTGGACGACGTGGCCAAGACCATATCCGAATTCATGAAAGGCTATAAGGAGCAACACGCTGACAACAAGGAAGGCGCTCCCAAAGTTCTTTTTGTGATAGACAGTCTGGGAATGATGCTGACTCCAACAGATGTCAATCAGTTCGAAGCGGGAGACATGAAAGGCGACCTAGGTCGTAAGCCAAAGGCATTGACAGCATTGGTCAGGAACTGTGTGAACATGTTTGGAAGTTGGAATGTTGGCTTGATTGCCACAAACCACACATACGCGTCACAGGACATGTTTGATCCAGATGACAAGATATCGGGAGGTCAGGGTTTTATCTATGCCAGTTCTATAGTGATAGCGATGAAAAAACTTAAATTAAAAGAAGACGAGAAAGGCAACAAGATATCAGAGGTAAGAGGTATCAGAGCGGCATGTAAAGTGATGAAGACCAGATATGCCAAACCATTTGAGGGCGTACAGGTCAAGATACCATACGACACAGGTATGGATCCATACAGTGGGTTGGTGGACCTGTTCGAGAAGAAGGGCTTACTGGTACAGACCGGAAACAGGCTGAAATACGTAGATCCGCAGGGCAAGGAACACATAGACTTCAGGAAAGCGTGGACCGGTGATAAATTAGACATGATAATGGACAACTTCAAAGAAAGCACTGATCACAAAGTGGAAAGTGTAGAGGAAGCACCAAAGTCAAAAGCGAAGAAAACAGAAATTATAGAAGAGGACGACGCAGAATAATGATTGATTTCACACACGAGGACATCGAACGTTTATGGAACTCTATATCTCACTACGTACCAGAAAGATCCAAACTAGACGCGGCAATTGATTTCATCAAGAGCCTCGACGACATAGGCATCGAGCATGACGAGATAAAAGCATCAGGTGAGTTTGACCCAAAACTGGAGGAAGCGATCAACACGGTGTTCGAGGAAGAGGAAGACCTAGACGAGTCATACGACGACGGCTACAGCGAGGATTAATGATAAACTGGTACAGTGAAGTAAGCAGGAGCCTATCAAAGATACCAGATTGCGTGGCATACTTTGACCAAGAACTTCTAGAAGCCAGGAAACAGTGCAAGATATATGGCAACCTAGAGAGAGCATCGGCGGCACTTCCGGGGATAGTAGAAGAAAGATTTAGCCAACTGCAACAGTTGGAGGCGATCCTGGAATACCTAAACATAGAACTGAGAAGACTAAGATCAAAAACATTCCGTAAATTCCTAGAAAATTATAATAGAGCTTTGTCTAGCAGAGATGCTGAGAAGTATGTGGACGGAGAGGATGACGTAGTGGATCTCACAAAGATAGTGAACGACTTCGCACTCTTGCGGAACCAATGGCTTGGCATAACCAAAGGACTAGATCAGAAGCAATGGCAGATAACCAACATCGTCAAACTGAGAGTGGCGGGAATGGAAGATGCCGACATCAAATAGAATTATACTCACAGACGTGGACGGTGTATTGCTGGAATGGGAACACCACTTCACCAAGTGGATGTTACAAAAATCCTATTTCAATGACGAGGGCAATCGATACTATCCTCATAAATTGTTACCCAACAAACAGAACGAGTACGAGATGGCCAATAGGTTTGGTGTCAGTAAAAATGAGATTAGAGCACTAATCAGAGAGTTCAACAGGAGTGCATGGATGGGCACACAAAGGCCCATGGACGAATCACAGACATGGGTCAAGTTGTTGGCCGCTGAGGGGTGGACATTCATACCCATAACATCTCAGACATCAGACATACCAGCACAAGAGTTGCGTAAGAGAAGATTGGGAGAACTATTTGGAGATCACGTGTTCACAAATTACCACATTCTGGGCACGGGGGCGGACAAAGATAGTGCTTTAGCCGAATTCCACGGTACCGGGCTGTATTGGGTCGAGGACAAGCCTCACAACGCTGTAGCCGGGCTCAAATACGGTTTAAAGCCCATATTAATCGACCACCAATACAACAGAGACTTTGAACACCCAGACGTGCTACGGGTAAGTAATTGGAAACAGATACACGAAATCTTATCAGGAAGAAAATGAAGGTATACGTAGGTTGGGATTCTAGAGAGGACATCGCATACCAGGTGTGCGAGCATTCTATCAAACGCCGAGATCCACGGGCAGAAGTATATCCTCTGAAACAGAACCAGATGCGAGAACAGGGCATCTACACCAGAGACATTGACAAACTGGCCACCACAGAATTCACATTCACAAGATTTTTCGTGCCCTACCTAAACAACTACAAAGGATGGGCGGTGTTCTGTGACTGTGATTTCCTATGGAAGGTGCCTGTGAAAGAGCTGGAACAGTATTGTGATGATTCTAAAGCAGTGGTATGCGTACAGCATGATTACACACCAGAGGACGGATCGATCAAGATGGATGGACAGATACAGACAGCCTACCCCAGGAAGAACTGGTCAAGCATGGTGTTGTGGAACTGCGGACATGAGAAGAACAAGGTACTGACCCCCGAATTCCTAAACAAGCAAACACCAAAGTTCCTACACCGGTTCAGTTGGTTGGAAGATTATGAGATAGGATCATTACCACACGAGTACAACTGGTTAGTGGGTTGGTACAAAGAGCCCAAGGATGGCAATCCCAAGATACTTCACTACACGGAAGGAGGGCCATGGTTTGATGGCTACCGAGACTGTGAATACTCAGACGACTGGAAGAAAGAAGTAATCAATTTGTTTTCGACATAATGAACTGGGAGAAAATCAAACCCAATCATTATTTCAAAGATCCCGTCGAACACGTACATGCTTCAACCTTATACGATATGAAAGAGTATGACAAACTTTACGAAAATCAGAACAACCTGAATCATCACGTTTGGCAGGAGTTTGACCAAAAATATAAAACTGCATTTGAATTTATGGAGGACATCAGAGAAATCAATACCAACAAGGAAATCATATGTGTGTGGTTTTTTAAAGACAGGAATGATCGGAGTAGTGGTGAGGACATACTTCTTAAAGATAAAAAAATTAAATACCAGCCTAATACTTTTTTCATCACAAAATCCAACGATATCAAAATAGTAGATAAAAAGAACAAATACATACGCAGACCTTTCGTACAGTTGGACCTATCGAATGCTGTCTGGCAAGGTATATTAGAAAGATTTAATAAATGATTTCAGTGCCTGCACATCTGCTTCCAAGTGTCTATCCCTGACCTTTTGCCAAACGTATTCATCCCTAGAAGCAATATTTAAATTCTTCCTTATTTGCTTGCCGGCATTGTCGTTCATTATTTTTTTTGCTTTAAACTCTACCGTGGGAAGATACAGACACCTGTTCAGTTTCCTAGCAACCTTTTGTGTGTAGGAGTCAACATGCCAGTGCCAAAAATAAACAGGAGCGAGATATCCTAAAGTTTTTGTCCAATTTTTATGCACGGCAAAATGTGCGGCCGGCAAGGGTTTGTCAGGCCATAGTTTTACTTCACTGCCAAGGTTTTTTGATCCCTTGTTCCTGCCATCGGTGGGTACCACCATTAGAATCCTATCTTTGTATTTCTCAAACTGTTCTACGATGAGTTGATCCCAGTGTTTGGTCTTAATCTGCACGTCATCACCTATCAGCATCACTATGTCGTTTTTGGACTGATCACACATGAGATTCCAACTGTAGCAAGTGGATTGGTTTGGGCCAACCACGTAATGCTTTTGATCTATGGTGTCCCTGTATTGTTCTAGTGTGGGATCGTCATCATTGAGATAGAAAAGAAATTCGGTGTCGTGTTGTTGATTGGACACGGCCGTGTCTATCAGACGTTTGGCCAACTCTGGCCTTCCTCGAGAAGGACAACAGAACGATATCATATCAACTTGTTCTTCCAGGTTTCTGGGGTGTGCTCGTTTATTATCTCCAAGGGTAAATGGTATTGGAACTTTTTAGTACCGCGTGTCCTGATGTACTCGGCGGTCTTCTTTACAGCCTGCCTCATGTTTGTGGAAGTCTTATAACCCAACAACTTCCTGGCCTTATCTGATGAACAGGTTGCTAGTTTCACTTCTTGCGGTCTATCCTTGTGATGTATTGGATCGAGATTGACTCCGGTTTCGTTGGCACAGGCTTCCGTCAGTTCATTAATGGTCACTGGTTCTTCGTCTGGTCCTATGTTTATAACCTCTCCCACTACATTGTCTTGGAATGCTAAAGCATTAAGACAATATAGACAGTCGTCTATGTAACTGAAGCAACGTTTCTGTTCCCCGTCGCCGTAAACTATAGGTTGCTTTCCCTGTAACATCCTGTTCAACATAATGCTCATAACATTCCTGAAAGGGTCGTCATACTTCTGCCTTGGTCCGACGATGTTATGTGGTACGGCGATCACATATTCTACCCCGTGTGTCTCACAGAGATTCTTCAGTACATCCTCCCCGGCTTTCTTGGCGATACCATATGGATCCTGTGGTCTACATTCGTAGGTCTCCTTGTAGGGAATATCATCATGGTGTCCGTATCTTGCCATACTGGAACAGTAAACGATACGTCTGACCTTGTTCCTAATGGCCGCTGTGATGGTTGTCACAGATGCTTCAAAAATGTTCCTGGTCACAAGCACAGGGGAAAACACAGATAGTCCTTCGTAAGCCGTGGCGGCCGTGTGATAAACGATGTCGCAACCTTCCATGGCCTTTGTAAGATTTTCCAAATCACAACAGTCCACTTGATGGAACTCGACATCCTGTGGCACGTTGTCCGTGTATCCACCTATCATGTTGTCATTGCCAGCAACGCTGTGTCCCTGTGACAACATAAGATCTGCCAAATGCGATCCTAGGAATCCTGCCACACCTGTTATAAAGATTTTCATTTTTGATATTTAATTTATTTTACACACGATAGAAAACTTTATCGGGCCAATGGTCAATCAAGAGTTTGAATCCCGAATCTCTTATATATTTCTCAACCTCATTATTACTACTACCATACTTCTTGGTGTTGTTGTTCAATTCGATCATTAGATACTGTGTGTTGCGTAAAGTTTTATCAGCACCCTTAAGCACTTCTAATTCGTAGCCTTCAACATCTATCTTGATCAGGTCAACGTCCTTGTAATCAAAACTGTCTATGGTCACCATCCTTATGTTGCCATCACTTTCCACGCGCTTGGCTTGTGTAAAGTCGTCCTCGGTCAATGATACATTCCCTGTCATTGATCCAACCGCTTCGTTCCTACAGTTACAATTTATAGTGCAATTTTTTTGAAGACACTCGAAGTGTATTCTATCAGGTTCAAACGCGATCACTCTCTTTGCGAATGGTTCCATGGCCTTAGACCAGGTTCCGCACCAGGCACCGACGTCTATCACTGTCTTGAATTTTTTGTGTTGTGTTTTACAATATTCCAAAAACTTCAGCAGACACTTGTTCTGCGTGAACGGTTGCCCCGACTTCCATGACTCTATGTGTATGTCATTGCTGGGTACCCAGAACCCATTTACTTTCTCTATCTTCATAGTATTCCCTTGTCTATCAGTGTCTCCACGGCGGTCCCGTTCTCAAATTCCTCAGGTGTGAATTGTTGGTAGGCAAGGCTGTACAACCATGGTTCTGGTACTCCGTAATAGGGATTCTCGATGTCGGCAAGTTCCGTTCCTGACACGTCTATTGCGAAACTCTTCTCATGACAGAAAACAGGTACCCCTTCGCAGATGGCCTCCACGGCTGTGATACTACAACTGGTGACCACACACCACGCTTCTTTGAGATCCTCAGATAGGGGTATCTTGGCCTCACTAGGTCCTGAAGTACCCCTACCCCTAGGCTTGTGTCGAAGTCGGATGGGTCGGTCTGTGTACCGTTTAATCTGTTCTATTATATCCTTGGTCCAGTTTGGTTGATCTATGTAATTGTTGATTCCCGCAGAGCTGGGACAAACCAAAACGTATTTCCCAGCGAACGATGGTGCTTTTATTTTTATACCGAATTTATCAAATCTGTCTGATTTACAATCCTTTAAGTAAGAGGCATGTATAGCATTCTTACATATCCTCCAGTAGTGATTGTCTGGACGTAGATTGTTATTGTCAAATCTGCCAAAGTACGGAGTGTCCGTGAACCAATAACTATGATTACGTGCCTCCAACTTCTTGACCATTTCCCTGTTGTTGCCAACGAATCCCCAGAACATACTGTTACTGACAGGGTCATTTTCCGTAGCGTTATCAAATTTTGTGATCTGGTCGGGCCATGATTTCTCCAAACCGTTGAATACCTCCCAGGCCTTGCTGTTTTTATTACTGAATGGTGCGTAGATCGTTAGCATCTATAAAATCCTTTAGTTGTCTTGCCCATAATCTATGACCTTCCGCAGAAGGGTGAGGATCATTTGGACTTACTAAGTGTTGGTTTTCCAGGACGAAATCATAATGGCTTGTCTCAATTTTGAAGAAACGTTTTTTGTTGATTGTTGACTCTAATGTTTGTATATCCTTGTTAGAAGAGGTAATCGGATTAGGTAGACTGTTATACATTGTGTAAGGTATGCTATTCAACTCAAAGAAATTCTGCAGGTCTAATACATGATCTAGAAATCTCATCTCTCCCTGCTGATCAACGTCCCAGCCGTGTTGTCTTGTGATGAACTTAAGATTGTCTGCTGTCTTCCAAGTCCTCCAAGTGGAATCCATATTGGGTATCCTGCCTTTTTTCCATCCGTCGTTGGTTAGGTAATCATGCCTGTGTGTGCTGGACCAGCCTATT